CGTCACCAGGGTAGACTCGAATGTAGCTGTTAAGACCACCAGACATGTCGCGGTAAGAGACGACAGTCCCACGGTCAATAAGCTGCTTACCGACGCAAGCGTCTCCTGAGTTGAGCAGTCCATAGCCGGTTTCCTGAAACTCGAACCATTGATTGCGGACGGTTCCAACTCCGCAGCAATCGGCGACAGACTCGATGGTTTCGATCTGGCGCGGCCAAGTGATGCATCCGCCGACCGTATGAATCGTGAACCGCCCATACGCACCAGCCCACAACCCCTTGTGTAGAAGCCTTCGACACGCTTGGTTGATGTAGTCGTAAACGCGCTGATCATCGACACATACGCCGATGACCCGAGCGATAGTCGAGCGGATGTCCTGAACGATCAGCTTCATTTGGTGTAGTATTCTCGGATGGTTCGCTTGATGAAGTACACACCGTAAAACGGCGGAAGATTGTTATGACCGATGGCGTTTTGGCTGTCGTTGCCAGTCTTGTCCGCGTTGGTCGTTCCAACCTCACCAGTCGTCACGCTCGGACCCGCTCCCCCGCCACCCGTTCCAGCAGCACCCTGAATAATCTTGGTGGGATAAGATCCGAGGCCGGACCAAGTTTTCCCGACAAGGTAGTAGTCGTCGTTGTTGGGGATAGCCAACTGAGCGACGCCATGCGTGTGTTCGTTGAACGGAGTTTCCGCAACGATAAGCGTGTGCTTGTCCTCGCCGACAACAGATGTGGTCGTTGAGGTTCCATTGACATTCACCGTGCCGCTCGCCGCAAACGCTCCAACGCCAACTGGGAATCGAGCCGCAAAAGCAGGGTCAATCTCCCACATTGGACCGCTCATAATGGCAGCGGTAGCGGTTCCGTCGCCACCGTCGTAGCTCAAAATATCTGCGGCAGGCCCAACAAAAATGCGACGCTCGGAGCTGTTTGGTGCAACCGGATGCTGTCTCGCCCAGTACCCATTAACACGCACCCACCAGTTACCCTTCTCGTCTAGCCACGGATAAACCTGATTGTTAAGCGCGGGGGTGGTCGATCCAAAGTTAAAGAACGAGTTTCCAATCGAGCTGTTGAACGTCGCTTGAGTGCCGCTGATGATGTCGTTGGCCAACGTCTGGTAATTCAACGGACAATATCCAACCGGCAGACTCGGCGGAGTAAGAGTGATGAGCGTAAGGTTTGGCATAATCGTTAGGCTATTCTGACGTATAGGTCAGCGGGTTAATATCGCAGACATCAAGCGGTGTGCAGGCAGGGAAGACCGTCCGACACTCTCCAACACTCGACTCCTGAATGTCGTAGGCGTGAACCCGAAGACTCTTGATCCGGCAATACCCGATGATGTTCATCATAACCTGAACCTCGTAAAGATTCCGAGCGGGGGTGCTGATCGTCGCGTTGCACGGCGCATCCGATGGAGTCGGAAAACGCATCTTAGGCCGGTACTGCGGCTTGAAGTTCGTAATCGGACAAAGATCAAAGCACTGCGTAACAGTCGCGCATTCGGCGAAGTCAATCCACTCGATCCAACCGGGATACTGGTCAGGTCGATAGGTGACATTGAACGAGACATCGCCTTCCAACCTGTCGATGAACAAGTCGCCGGAATCGAGCCGCTTCAGACCGAACGGAACCTCGAAGTTGTAGGCGCGGGTCTGCACCTGCCACTCGATTTCCTTCTTGGGAATCTCGCTCAAGTTCATGTCGAACTTTTCGGACTTGGTGATTTCCCAAATCTGAATCGAGTCATCCGATCCGCGAGCGATTGCGAAGCAGTTGTCCCCGTAAGCGTTCTCGGTCTTGACGAGCTGCAAGATGTTCAGGCCGGTCCAGATGCCAGCCCATGCTGGAGGAGCTTTCTTCCGCATCGAGGTGACAAGCTCCATATCCAGAACAGATATGGCCTTATGAATCACACCCTCAGAATTGAATCGAGGCTGAGAAGTCATCAGCACCCGATTGTCGAAGACAACCGCTGAACTGGCCCACAAGAGACTCGACTGATCGTTCTCAACGATGGGCGTCATCTCCCCGCTGATAGGTGTGTTGCCCCAATCACTGAACGACCGGCGAGCGATGATGAACGAGCGGATGCCGTCGATAGCTCGGTAGAAGACATCGCCATTGACGGTAATGGCCGACCGTGCGCCCAACGCACCGCTGGTCAGCAAGCTGATAGCCTGAATCGGATAGTTCAGGTTCTTCCAGACATCGCGGTCTACAGGGGCTTGGACGCTGAAAACATATCGAGGCGTGAAGACAAGAAGCGGTCCTTGACCAAGCGACGTATCTGGGTCGCCGGGGACGGCCATCGCTGTGATGCCTCCTGAATCCGACGGAACCGAAAAGTCTCCGCCTTCATTAAGGAAGGTGTTCTCGGTTTCTTTGAGAACACTGGCTCGCGTACCGTCTCCATAAACAATGTCGGTAGCTCGGAATGAAAATCCGTTCGGAAGCGCGTACCAGATACGGCCATTGACGTAGGCCATAACTCTGCCGGTCTTAATCTCGTCGTCCTTAGCTCGGCGCAGGCTTGTTCCGTTAAAGATCAGCGGCTTACTAAACCCATCCTGAATGACGACGAAGTTCTCCGCCTGAACCATCCAGCCATCGAGCAGGTTGGAAGGATTCTCTAGGTCGGGAGAGGTTGTGAGGTTCTGAGCGTTATTTTGAGCGCAGTTGTAAAGCCACACTTTACCACTGATCATCAGCAGGATGAACGTGCGTCCATCGTCCGAGATGTAGGGTAGAGCGCATTGGAACGTGCCGGTTAGACCCTGAGGACCGTAGCATTCCTCTGACCACCCATCCGCCGTCACGTTCGTTTGGTCAGCGGTAATCTCGGCGTTATCAGCGGTGACTGTGACACAGAGGTCGTAGTCCTTCTGAATAAAGCCGGGGCGAGGCGAGATGAAACCCTCGCGGAAGTTGGCATTGACGGCGAACGCAACCTGATTCTTGTCCACTTCGGAAGGCATCACGCCAGCATCAATGCCACCATCGAAGGTGACAGATCCGTCCGTGTACCTGCGTGGTGCGCGTTCGCTCATGGTTTAAGCCTGAATCCGCTGGACAGAGAATGAGGAACCTTGATCGACGTAAAGGTTATGGTCTGTGCCAACCAATACCTCGTAATAATCAGTTAGAGCTGATGCTTGATCAATGTAAACCAATGATATTGGGTGATACCCACTGCTTGTCACATTGAATGACCTAGAAGCCAAAACGTCAGAGCCATTTTTTCTGATAAAAACAGTGACAGTTGCGGTTGTTGATACCGCATCAAGATTGAAATAGGCGTCTATTCTGTAGTATCCGGTGTAAGGAACGGTAAAACGTCCACTTGATGCCGTGAATCCAGAAGCTGAATCAAGGCCAGCATAAGATGCCGTCGTGTAAACAGATGTGCTGTACGGATTGCTTGCTGAAGTTGGGCTGACGTTCGGTGCATTTGCCGCCCCAAGACCAGTCACCCTCCGCGTAAACGTGACGTAGTTGAACGGAACGATTGAAGGCGCGGACAGCGTGATGTTTCCAGTCGAATTCGTGACGACAATCGGAGCTGTTCCGACGATTTCCTTCTGGAGATAGGTGGTTCCATCGCCCACCGGAATCTTGTTTGCTGGGGCGGTTGTCAGGTTGGTTCCACCTTTAGCAATCGGCAACGTGCCGCTGATGTCGCCAACCGGAACCGTCGCCACCGTCGAGACGACGCCAGCACCGCCAGATCCGGCGGTCTTCATGTAACCGGCAGCAAGCGAATCAAGAGCTGTCTCGTTCGTTAGAGTTCCATCCGCTGTTCGACAAATGTAGGAAGCCCCAACCGGCGCACCGCCAGAAACACCCGCAGCACCCGTAGGACCAATCGCTCCAGCTAGCGTGATGAGCGAACCGGGAGGAATCAGCGTAGTCGGAACCGCATTGGCAATGCCGAGAACGCCGGGAGCGGGGTTTTGAAGCGTTAGCTGCAAGCCGTCAACCGACAGAACCTGCATGTACCCAAGACCCTGAATCGAAACGAAAAACTGTCCGGCGACTGATTCGGGAAGAAACTCGGTGTTATCGACGAAAACAAGAACACTCGAACCAAGCGCAGGAACAAAAAACGCAGCCGTCGTGTAGGTAAACGAATCAATTCCGTTCGTGCCATTGGTGCCGTTTGTACCCGCTGCCCCTTGAGGACCGGGGATATTCACGACTACCGGCTCGGAGTCGCAAGGCTGGCAACAGCCGGATGAAGAAACAAGTTGCG